CCGCTCTGTGCTCCAGCTATCGATCATCTGGTTCATGGCGACCAGGGCGTCGTTCGACGTATCCGCCGACGGGCTTTCGCCTTCAGCCAGCACGCCGATCAGCCGGAGTGCGCCTTCAATCAGTTCTCCGGCGGTTGCCATGGGTTAGCCTTCCGGTTCGGTGTGGCGGCGCGTGCGGCGGCGATGGGCTACGGGCGCAGGGTCATGCTCCGCGACCGGAGCGACTACCGGGTCCGGCGCTTTTGCGGGCGCGGCAGGCGCGGGCTGGCCCGGCGTGAAACGGACCCAACCGTTGCTCTCGTCATAGGCGGCTTCCATCTCCATCGTGGCGACTTTCTCGCCGTGGCGTGGATGCCGAAGGTAGATGACGGGCATAAATACTCCTTTTGACGGGGGCCGAAGCCCCCGCCATGTTAGGAAGCAACCAGCGGCACAGAGTACCATGTGGTTGCGTCGTAGGCGACCAGCAGCGTCGAAGTCAGCGCTGCGATGCTGTAGGCCGAATTGACCGCCACCGCGTTGATGCCATCGCCGGTCGCCGGGTAGATCGGCAGGGTCTGACCCGCCACGCTGTTCTTGATGATGCAGACGCGCCCGGCAACCGCCAGCGGGAGGATGACCCCTTTGGTGCTGTCCGAAGCCGTGACGAGCGTAAACCCATCGGATACCGCAGCGGCGGTGCCCTGCGAGTTGCCCGCCGCCGCAACAGTAGCCGACTTGATGTAGAGGCCCCCGGTCGTGGTGATCGAGGTGGTCGCAGATACGGTCGTAGCCGAAACCGCGCCCGCCGTAGTACCGCCGATGGTGGCGCTGTCGATGGTGCCCCCCGAGACGGTCGCGCCGGTGATGGTAGTGCCGGAGACAAGTTCCGGATCGGAGTAGGCGACGCCTACTGGCTTGGAATTCGCCATGCTAATCCTCCTGTAAAGGAGGCCCCGGCGCGAACCGGGGCCTGCCTCTTACGAGATGCGATAGATCGTCCAGGTGGCAGCCGCCGTGCGGTAAGCACGGAAGTGACCAGCCGAACGGTCCGTGACAGCGTTGTTGGAACTGACTTCCAGACCGCCGACGAGGGTGACCCCGGTGCCAGCCGCGACAGTGATGTCGTAGCTGGAGTTGGTCGCCACGTTGACGATGTAGAAGTCCACCGAACTGCCGACCTTGGCGTTGACGAAGGTTGCGTCCAGCAGCGTGCCGGTCGTGGTCGTGTAGGTCGCGGCTGCCGTGGGGGTGCCCACGATCAGGCCGTTCGCGATAGATGCTGCCGAGATGGTGCCGGTGTCGGTCATGGTCGCCGGGGCGGACATGGTGCCGATGACGGCTTCGCTAAGGTTGCCGTCGCCAAACTGACGACCGCCACCGATTGAGGGAAGAGCCATTGTCGTATTCCTTTCCTGTTCGGGTTAGCCCCAGAGCCTCGTCGCCATTTGCGGACGGATGACCCCATAGCCGTAGAGCACGTCGATACGGCAAGGCATCCGGTCGTTGTTGATATCGTACTGGCGCACGATGCGCAGCGAGATACCGTTGTGGACCTGACGCGAGGCCATGTCGACGCCCTGCGGGAGCAGAAGGTCGGCGGTGGCGAAGGTGATTGCATCCTTGTGGTAGATCAGGTTCTGCGGGTAGGCCGTGCTGGCCGAGCCGATGAACGTAACGACCTTGGCCGCGACCGGGAAGCTATCGACAGTGGCGAGAGCGTGGGCCGAGGTGTAGATCGCCGGGCTGATGGCAACCGAGGTGTAAGCGCCGCCCGAAGCGGTGTTCGCGGCGGTGACCACGAACTGCTGGAGAGCGCCGGTGCTTTCACGTGTCTGCGGATTGACCGCGTAGCAGTCTGCCACCGTGAACACATCGCCAACAGCCAGCGTCTGCGAGCCGGTGCCGGTGATGTTGATGGTCGCCTGGCCCTGCGTGGCTACCGTGGTGGTCACGGTATGCGCGCCGGTACGGCTGCCGGTGGTGAACTGCTTGACCGACTGAGACATGTTGATCTCTTCGTAGCCGAGCACGCCAGTACCCATCATGCCGTTGCGAAATTGCTTCGACACGGTATCGACCGGGTTGAACAGGCCCTTCATGCCCTCAACCAGCCCGGCGTTGGCCGCCGGGTTGACGGTGGCGTAGCGCGGGTTCATCCCGGCAGCGGCTTCGTTCAGCTTCTGCTGGCCCTGCAACAGCACCAGCGAGGTCGCCGGGGTCGTGCCCGCCGTGCCAACCGACTGGAAAATCGACTGGTAGGAGTTGGCGACATCGGCGTCGATGCTGGCCGCAAGCTGCGAAATGCGCGGCTTGAGAACGCGGTCAGCGAAGTCGTCGAGCTGCATGGTCAGTTCGGCGGAGGTGAAGTTCACGCCGATATGCTTCTGGCTCGACACGGTCAGCGTGGTGTACTGCTCGTTGTCGTCCTGCACCTGGAGCGCCGCGCCGTCGGTGACGAGCGCACGGTCAGGCAGGCGGATGCGCAGCGTGGAGCCGATCTTGGCCCCCTCGACGGCAAAGCTGTCGTCGTACTGGCGGTTGACGTTGCGGGTAAGCACCAGCTCATTCTCAAGAATGGCGAGTGCCTTGCGAGTGATCATATCAATCGTAAGGAGTGAATTGGACATATGCGTGGTCCCAAACTAGCGGTTGCGTTGGGCCTCGTACTTCTTGATCTGTCGCAATCTGTCCGCTTCGATCCATTCCGACGTAGTCATGCTCTTGATCGAGCGGTAGTCGGTGGTGTCGTATACGGGTGCGCCATTGGCGCGCGCTGTAACAGGTGCAATTGGTGCCGGGGCCGTCGTGGTTTTCTTGACCGGGGGAGCCGCTGTCAGCGACATCTCGATCTTTCCGATCTCGCGAGCCTGCGCCAGTGGGTGAAGCGCCGATATTTCCGCTGCCCGTTTCGGGTTCTGCCCCAGCCAGTAGATGACATCGGGGCCGTTGTCCGAGAGCCGGATCGCGGTTGCCATGTCCTCGGTGATCGGCAGGCTGCGGTTGTAGGCGACTTGCTCGAAGTCGTCGTATTTCTCGCGTGCTGCTTCTTCACGTTCGGCATAGGCATCGGTGAGTTGCCGTTCCTGCTCCTGCGCTGCGCGCTGAACCAGTTTTTCCTCCGCCTTCCTGTCCGCTACCGCGTCCAGATAGGCATCGACAGACGGAAAATCGTCGGGCTGTAGCGCCTCTCCCGGTTGGACCGGGGCGGATGCGGGAGCCTGCTGAAGTCTCGCCTGTTGGCGTTCCCATTTGCGTTGCTCGATGGCAAGACGCTTGCCGAGAATGGCGTCCAGTTCCTCCTGTGTGAAGGTCTTGGGTGCCTCAGGTTCGGCCTGCTGCTCTTCCGGCGTTTCGGTTTCCACGGTTTCCGGGGCCGCCGTGACCTCGGTATCCGGCTCGGCTTGCGCCGCTAGTTCTGGAACATCGTCCAATTGCATGTTTTGACCTTTGCAGTCACTCGGTGAACCTCACCGATACGGTTAAGAACAAGCTACCACGCGAACCGGGCAGCCGTCAATCAGGCATAGTAAGAGATGTTCAGCTTGGCGCTGGCTGTCTGCTCGAAGAAGCGGATGCGGGTCAGGTCGCCATCGTAGGCGAAGGCCACGCCGACAGCCAGCGGCATCCCGACCGTAGCGGACGGCGCGGTGCCGTCGTCGCGCCAGCGCACGGCCTGGGTCTCGGCCACGATGTAGGCGACCGTCGGTAGCTGCTTGTTGCCGTAGGCATCGGTCGTCGGCACCGTCAGCGCGGTGCTGGAATTCAGGCTGGTGATCTGCTGGTAGCCGAGGCAAGAAGTGATGCCCTTGATATTGATGGTCATTTCAAATTCTCCCGTAATTGAGAAAGGACTGGATTACGCCGCTACTGCCAACGCCTTGCACAGAAGGGTCTGTGGCGTAGATAAACCACCCGGTATTGCCGCCCTGGTCCACCGAGTTGGTTGCGTTCCACGTTGCCCCGCCAGTAGCCGTGCTGTCCTGAATTATTAAATACGAAGCGTTGACGGTGCCGCTCGCCTGCGAAACTGTCGCCGCGCTGCCCGCGCTCGTGCTCTGGAGAGACTTGGTTGTCGCCCCGGACGTGGCGAAGGCCCCGACGGTAGATGTCACGCCTGCCTTCAGCTTTACCGTGCCGTTGGTGATCGTGAACGCCCGGGTAGAGCCTTGCGTAAGCGCGTCGGCAAACGTCCATTGTCCACCCACGCCGTTGAATGCCATGGGGAAATCGAGCGTGCGGCTATTGGTTGTAATCGTCTTGGCCGAAGTTGCCGCGAAGGTAACAACATTCGCGCCAGCGGTGAACGCGACTGTGGCCGACGCGACCGTCAAATTGCCGTAGATCGTGCGGGTATTATTAGCGATGGCCCCGACATAGCCCGCACCGATGGTAACGTCGCGGACGCCGGTCCCGGTGGTGATAGCGACATTGCATCCGGCCTGCCCGGCAGAGAGGCTGAGTGAGAAACTGTTGGCCTCTCCGCCTGTCCCGCCATTGAACGTGCGGCTGCCGCTCGCCGCGTTATTGGTCAGAACAATCGTGATGTTGCTGCCAGCCTCGATGCTGCCGCCAGCCGTGAAAATCGCCCCGCTGGCGGCGTTGAGATTGATCAACTGCGTGCCGGAGAACGTGCCGGTGTAGCCCGTGCATGTCATGGACGTGCCCGCTCCGGTGGCGGCGACAGTGCACGTACCGCCGCCGCTGCTGGCATTGAACGTGATGGTGTCGGCTGTGGTCG